TTCATTTTCCAGAATTCGCGGTTTTACCTTACCCTCAACCCAGACTATATCGTATTCCTTTATTCGTTTGCATAGGGTATGCTGACCCAGATTATACTTACGGCAAAAATGCCTCATTAATAATGCTTCCATTTTTCAAATAAAGTGCAAATTTGCGGCATTCAAATAAGAATAAAAAATGCCTTTCAAATTTCCGAAATCGGGGGCAATCGATTTGCCATCAATTCCTAATTATCAGAAGTACAAAGGGAGCGAAGATAACTTCCAGATGAAGGTTGCCCTTTATTTAGATATGATTGATGCCCTTTGGTTTCATCCTGCTAATGAAAGAAAAACGAAAATGATAATTAATAGTAAGGGGCAAAGATATAGTCCTGAAGGGAGCAAGTTAAAGGCAAAAGGGGTCAAAAGCGGAGTTCCAGATATTTTAATTTTTAACCAAAGGCACGGATTCCAAGGTCTTGCGATTGAATTAAAGGTCGGTTCCAATAATCTGACCGCATCACAAATAGATTTTCTAATTAGATTTAATGCGCAGGGATGGCTCTGTTTCGTTTCTTGGTCATTGGAAGAAGTAATCTATCTTCTGGAATGGTATTTCGAAAAAGGCAAAAAAAATTTTTTACTTTAAAATCGGCTACCCTTTTTTGGGCAAAATTTAAAAAAGTATGAAAAAATCTAACGAACAAATTCTAATTAAGAAAGGTTATACCTTTATTAAGGATAACCCAGAAACCGGATGGTCGCAAATCCAAATTGATGAAGGCAATGGTCAGTTTACCGCCTTCTGGGTACCAAATCAATTAATCGGGGATTTAATGAATGGTCATTATTTTGAAGAAGCAATCGCCTCACTTCAGAATGCCCGAAATAAGGAATATGAACAACTTGAAATGCTTAGAAACTATAAAAAGAAAGTTGATACCCAGATTCAGGAGTTAAAAAATAAAACCGATAGTCAACGAAAATCAATATCCTACTATAAGGGCGAAAGGGATGCCCTTCAATATAGAATTACTAAAATATCGACTGATTTTAAGAATCGACAAACCGAATATAAAGAAAAAATACAAAGATTTTCCGCGGCATTGGATTCGATTGAAGCGGAAAGCATCAGGAAATCAGAAGAAATCGATATGCTTCAGCATCGGAATCGGGTTTTAATTACCGTAACCGGATTCATAACCGTAATTTTTTGTTCTGCTCTTATTATTCTGGCGATATGAAAGAATATTTCAGCCACGACCTAAAAGCCAGAAATGACCGGAAAATGGTCAATCTTCAAATGCAACTTGGAATGAAGGGAATCGGAGTTTATTGGTGCATAGTTGAAATGTTATACGAGGAACAAGGAAGGCTTATGCGAACGGAATGCGAACGCATAGCATTCGAATTGCGTGAGGAAAGCGACCTGATTGAATCCGTAATTACGGAGTTTGGATTATTCGAATACGATGAAAATTTCTTCTGGAGTACATCAGTAGACCGAAGGATTCAGGCACAGATTCAGGTTTCAAACGGGGCAAAAAAAGCGGCTGCTGCCAGATGGCAAAAATTTGAAGGTCAGGTAGTTAATCAGGAAAATAATGCCGCAATGCGAACGCATACCGACCGCAATGCTAATAAAGAAAAGAAAAGTAAAGAAAAGGAAAGGAAAGAAAATAATATTATGGTCTTGGCAGACCAAAACCCAGAAGCAAAAATTCAATCATTCAGGGATTCAGTTTTTTTAATTGGAAATTCAAAATACGGAAATCAGTTTTGTGAAGAATTTTTTAATTATTGGTCTGAAAGAAACCAAAAAGGAAAAATGCGATGGGAACTTGAAAAAACCTTTGAAATTCCGAACCGACTGGCAACTTGGAATCGCTTTAATATTAAATTTCAGCAGAAATCAGGTGGTCAGAATCGAAATACTCTGGAATCAGCAAAAGGACAACTTTCGAATGCGATGGATATAATCTATAATTCAGACTTATGAATACCGGATTAATTAAAACGGATTTGGCAAATAATCCTGCCCTTCAAAAATCTGGAAGGCTAAATTTTGAACTTGGTTCGAATCGCAAAGATACCCTTGCGAAAATTGCCCACGATATTCATAAAGCGGCTCTGGTTATGGGTATTTCCGTTGATGGCGAAAAAAGTGCTATAACCGCATCTGAAGCACTCAAAAAAATACTTGAAGTTTATCCTACCGCTTGGGTTCAGGATATAAGCAAGGCGATTGAAATGGGTTCCTTTGGTCAGATTAAATTGCCAGACCAATTAAATACCCTTTCCGCAGCAAATATCTTTCAATGGTATCGGGAACTCAGGCTAAACCATCCTGATAAAATCGGGCATCCAATGGAAACCACTCATAAAGTTCCAGAACCCCCGAAACCAGAAGAAAAATTTCAATTAATGGTTTCTTCATTTTCTGACTTTATCAAAGACCCGAAAAAAAATGATTTTGCGGGGATGATATATTACGAACGTTTCGTAAAAATGGGATTCATCGATTTTTCCCCTGAATACCGGATTTCAAAAACCATTGCTGAAATCGAAAACCTGCTTAAGAATTATCCGATTGATATTTTAAACGATAGGATTAAGCGAAGGCAAGCGAATGAATTCAGGGCATATTTCAACGACCTTCCAGAACCCAAAAATATTCGTTGGCAAATCTGGAATGAAAATCCAATCGTATCGACCGCAATTTCTTCGGTCAAAAAAATGATGGTTTATGAAGCAATCGATTTTAATGAACCGGATGATTTAATTTCTAATTACAAAATACAAATTGCAAATGAACTCCAGATTAAAATACCCTGAAGTTGTAGATGCTTACCGCAGAAAACTTAAAGAAGCGGAATACAAAGCAATCCATTCATCAGGGGCAACCAAAAAAAAATACGAAGGTCTTTCTTGCCTTTATGAATCAACAATTCATTTTCTAACTAATAATATTTCGAATAAAAAGTATGATAACTCTAAAAATTAAGGACAAGGTTCAAAGGTTACTTGAAAATTATCCACATTTGCGGGATTCAGATGAAAAATTGACCGCTAATATCTGGCTTTCAGAAACTCCGAAAGATGCTACGGCATTTGAAGTTCTTCAGATGTACGCGGAAAAAAAATTAACTAATGCTGAATCCATCAGAAGGTCGCGTGCAAAACTTCAGGAAGAAAACCCTGAACTTCGGGGCAAAAATTATGAACTCCGGCATAAAGAAGAAACCAGAATCCTTCAGGAATTGGGGTACTCGATAGAACCTAATGATGGCATCTGTAAAAATCAATTAAATATCTGGAATCAAAACGATTAATTAAATGAATAAACTATCAGAAGAAATTTATCTGGCGAATAAAGAAAAAGGGTTTTGGGATAAAGAACGGAATGTGGGCGAAATGCTGATGCTGATTACTTCCGAATTAGGGGAAGCAATGGAAGCGCATCGAAAGAATCGATTTGCCATTCGTTCAGAAATCAATCCACAAAAAGATATTGAGCCGGTCAAGTTTGAACATTTAATTAAAGATACTTTTGAAGATGAAATCGCGGATGCGATTATTCGCCTTCTGGATATGTGCGGTGGTTTGAAAATCGATATTGAATGGCATATCATTCAAAAATTAAGATATAACGCGACCAGACCCAGACTTCACGGAAAACAATATTAAATGAAACTAAAACCATATTCTTTTGATATTGATGCGGTAATGGCATTCAGTAAAGAAGAACTGAATGATTATCTGAAATCAAATGAACTTGAAGTAATTAGCCTTCAGGAAAAAATTATTGACCAGATTTATGAAAAAAGGCAACTTGAAAATGAACTTCGAATTTTGAAGGAAAATCTTCAAAGGGTTGAATCCATCAAAATCGAAGAAAAAGCAAGTAAATCGGTCTGGAAGATAATCGCTGCTGCTGCTGCTGCCTTTGGCGCACTTTTAATGTCTATTTTTGACCGAAACGATAAATAAGATGCCCGATTTTTCAATGTGCCAGAATAAGGATTGTTCGCTTTCTTGGAATTGTTGGAGGTTTAATGCCCCGCAAGACCGGATTGCTCAATCCTTCAGCGATTTTCAGCAGGATGGCGAAGGAAATTGCGATAACTACCTTCCTATGGATAAAGATGATTTTCCAGAAGATTACGATGCAATTATTAACCCAGAATAGCGACCTGAAAAAAAGTGGTATTTGGGGATGGACTATTCCTGCGCATAATATTACCCTGAATAATGGCGAACGATTTAATACCTGCCCAAATGCAGGAATTTGTGGTGCGTTCTGTTATGCGAAAAATGGAACTTACCTATTTCCTAAAGTAAGGGCAGCGCATATCGCAAAACTTGAAATGGTTTTGAATGACCCTGAAGGATGGAAGGATGCAATGGTTTGGGAACTTTCAGCCAAAAAATATTCTGGAAAATTTATTCGGATTCACGATGCAGGGGATTTCTTTGCCCAATGGTATGCGGAACTCTGGCTAAATATCGCTTTCCAAAATCCTGATAAAACCTTTTATACCTATACGAAGGAAGTTCGGCTTTTTAACGAATTAAGGGAATCAGGAAAACTTCCTGATAACTTTATTACCATCTACTCTTTTGGTGGGAAGCAGGATTTCTTAATTAATAAAGAAACCGACCGACATTCAGAAGTCTTTCCAGATTTGCAGGAAATGCTTGATGCGGGATATATTGATATAGCAGAAGATGATTCCCTTGCAGCGACAAGTCCGAATCATCGAATCGGTCTTTATAGGAATAATATTCCGCAATTCATCAAAAAGATGGGAAACCGAACCTTTGGCGAATGGCAGGGAAAAATCATTAAAGAATAAACGAAAGGGGCATCCATCCCGCGGTTTGGAAAGGCAAAGCAGACTTGGGAAACTCCGGTGCGCACGGAAACTGCATTAAGGACTTAATCCCTGCCCCTTCGTTTTTATTGAAAATCAATCAATTAGAAAAAATGTTTAAAATTAATTAACTTTTTTGCCTCAAAAATTTTGCACTTTCAAGAATAGACCCTTCCTTTGAGTATCAAATCTAACCTCCGCGATGGGAGTTATTCCAAAGGCAAATTTTATGAAAACTTTAGATAAAAATGGTTTCTTCGCTCCGGTATCAGTTGTAGATACCGCATCCCTTCTGAATGGTGTTTTCGATGTCCGTTCCGATAGGGTAAAGGCAGTTGTGGTTGAAAAGCCGAATGGCGGAAATTCAATCGTCAATTTTGCTTCCGCATCCTATGGATTGCATACTACCACCGAATTATTCGGTCGTCTGGAATCAGAAATGGCAGGGAAAATCGATTTCGAAGCAAGTTATTATCACGAGGACTATAAAAGGTTTTATGCCGATTATACCCTGAAGGGCAGGATGACTTCAATCGGGAATCTTAATTTCAAAGGCGATAATGTTGCCCCAAAAATCAGGGTAATGCATTCGTATGATTCTTGGATTCCTTTTACTTTCCAGATTGGGATGTGGAGGCAGATTTGCACGAATGGTCTTCACGGATATAAGTTCGAGCAGAAAGCAAGGGTAAAAAATACTATCAATGCTACCCCTGAAATTTATCGGGTGATGGTCGATGAAATGACTTCGCTTCTGGAAAATGTAAAGAATATTGAGGTGGTGTATAATGATATGGCAAACCGGAGCATTCCAAATTTTGTCGAAAGAATCGAAGAAGTTGTCGCAGCAACCGCATTCCCCGCAAGGCAGGTCGAAGCAGTTACCCAAAGATTAATTGCGGAGCATTCTTCCCACGATTTGCCGATTACGGATTGGTTAATCTATAATGCTTTTAATTATCAGTTGAATCATAATAGCATAATTAAGACTGATGAGTATAAAAAGATGGAATTGGATGAAGCAATCTTTGAAGTTCTGGCTAACTAAAATCAATCAAAGAAGGGGGTTAAAATCCCCTTCTTTTTACCCATAATTAAAAAATGATATGAATATTTATTTTGAGCAAAAAGCCAAAAATGGCGCGGTTATATCGGTTAATGCTTGGATGACCTTTGAAGGAAATCCAATAATGCGATTGCAAGAATTTCACGATTGGCAGAAAACGAGTTTAACAGTTCCTTTTCTGGTCAGAATGGAAATCAATTTTCCAGAAGATGAAACGGTATTTAAATATGGAGGCAAGACCATAAGAATCGCAAAAATCCATACCGGCAAGGTTAATGCCTTTCGGGAACAATGGATGACCTTTCCAGAATTTTGCGGATTGGTTTCTGAATTCGAAAAATACGGAACGGATTATATCTTTACCTTCGAACTAACAAGAAAATGAACCAAAAACGATTCTGGGCAAAGGTGGAAGATAAAATCGAAGAATTCGACGAACTTCCATATCGAACCTACTTTATGTATGGTCAGGATGGCAAAGAATATATTGGCAACGCGATGCTCTTTTATATGGGAAGCAGACTTACCCCGATATATGAATCCAAAACCGGTCAGATTTACAAAAGACCAGAATTCGCAGGAATGGATTTAAAAGACATCGAAGGATTCAAATATTAATTGGTTAAATGGTTTTTCATTGATTAAAGAGGTAATTAAAGAAGCCGCCTTCTGGGTGGCTTTTTTTTTGTACTTCAGATAATCAATTACATTTGTCCAAAATTCAGGATATGCCGCTAAAAAAAGGGTACGGAAAAAAGACCATCAGCGAAAACATAAAGATGGAAATTAAAAAGGGGCATCCGCAAAAACAAGCGGTTGCTATGGCTTTGTCATCTGCTGCCAAATCAAAGAAAGGAGCAAAAAAGAAAAAGTAATATGATTCAGAAAATAAAGGTTTCATCCCTGAAGCCAAACCCAAACAATCCCCGACTAATTAAGGATGTCAAATTCCATAAGTTGGTCGAATCCATCAGAAACTTTCCTGAAATGCTTGAGGCAAGACCAATCGTGGTTAATGAAGATATGGTGGTTCTGGGTGGCAATATGCGCCTGAAGGCTTTAATCGAAGCCGGAGTAAAGGAAGCACCGGTCGAAGTAGTTCAATGGGATGAATCCAAGCAGAAGGAATTTGTAATTAAAGATAATGTCGGTTTTGGCGAATGGGATTGGGAAGCGATTGCTAACGAATGGGATTCGAAAGAACTTGATGAATGGGGTGTTGATGTTATTACTTTCGATTCTTCGATTAATATGGATGAATTCTTCGAAGATGAAAAGGAGCAGAAAGAAGGGGTTTTCAAAATCATTCTGGAATACACCGAAAACGATTACAATAAAGTTACCGATGCCTTCAAAAAATATGTGGGAAGCAAAGAAGAAATAGTCGCAAAATTGCTCGGGGTATGATTGTTTATCTGGCGGGGATTGAAACCTACTATTCCTACTATAAAAAGGTTCCAGATGATGTATATAACCTCTGCACCTTCTTTCACTATAATTCGAAAAAGGAAATTCCAGAACACGCATATAGTTCAAAGCATATTCTGGATTCTGGAGCATTTTCGACTTTCAAAGACCCGATAAAGGCAAAATCGTTTGATTGGGATTCCTATGTAAAAAAGTATATTGAATTCATCAAAAAAACGAACCAGAAACTATTCTTTGAATTAGATATTGATTGCGTGGTCGGTCTTGAAAAAGTTGAATATTATCGAAAGACCATCGAAGATGCGGTCGGTATTCAGCCGATTCCGGTCTGGCATAGCAACCGAAAATGGGATTACTTTATTCGGATGTGCGAAGAATATCCTATGGTTTCGCTTGGAACGACTTCGGCTAATGCTGATGGTAAGAAAATCAGAAGCAATCCTGAAATCCTTAAAAAATTCATTAATACTGCTCATAAGCATAACGCAAAAATTCACGGTCTTGGATTTACGAATATCCCTTGGTTGAAGGAGTTAAAATTCGATTCAGTTGATTCAACTTCTTGGATTTCTGGACAAAAATTCGGGGTGATTCATATGTGGAACGGAAAGGATATGGTTCAGTTTAAGCGGCAGCAGGGGCAAAGAATGATTAACCCAGAAAAACGACTATATCATAACTTTCAGGAATGGGTCAAGTTTCAAAAGTATGCCCTGAATAATCTTTAATTAAAATATGCATATCGCAGGACATACCATCATTGGGGTTATTGGATTTTTAATTACAAAAGAACCTTTATTTCTGGTCGGCAGTTTGATTCCAGATTTACCTTTGATTGTAAATGAACTCAGGGGAAAATCATTTAATAAATGGGACGTCAGGGCGAAACCTTTATACGATATTTCGCATTCGCTTTATATCCCTTTTCTGGCTTATTTTTTTAATTACTTTTTCGCTGCCGGATATTTGCTGCATTTGATTCTGGATATTCCTTTTCATTCTTCAAGTTTTCGATGGAAACCATTTCTTTTAAATAGATACGGAAATAATAAAAAGGCATTGCTTTTAAGCGGTGGCGCAGATAGCATTGCTTGTGGTGAAATTGAAAAGGATTATGACTGCATTTTTTTCGACTATGGGCAATCATATAAGGAAGCCGAACTTCAATGTGCCATCGAATATTGTAAGGCAAAAAATATCGAACTGAAAATCGAAAAAAGGGATTGGCATACTGATATAAAAAATCGCAATTATTATTTGGTTGCTGAATGTATAAAAATGGGGTATTCAGAAGTAATTATCGGAACCAGAAACCTTTTTCCGGTATTTGATAAATACAAGGATAGTAACTGGATGAATCTGAAGATTTACCAATACTTAATCGGGGTTTATATCAATATGCCATTAATTGGAAATTTTAAATGGCAAGTAATTAATAAAACAAATGGCAATAAATTTTACAGTACCGAAAATGATAATTGAAAAAAAGTATCACTTCTACGCAGCGCATCGAAATACTTCAGCAGGGGATAAATGCGGAAGGATTCACGGTCATACTTATGAAGTAGAAATTCAATTTGCCTTTGAAACAATGAAGGATGGAGTTTGTATGCTTTTCTCTGATATTGATGCGATGGTCGAACCAATTATTAAAGAGTATGACCATTACTTTTTGCTATATGATTTAGACCCATTAGTCGGAGTTCTGGAACTTCAAAACGAACCATTTAAAATCCTTCCATTTGAAACTTCGGCTGAAAATATGGCGGTCTGGATAACAACCCGAATAATGACCGAAACCCCGCTTACGATTAAGCAACTTAAATTATCAGAAACCAAATCAAGCAGCGTAGTTTATGAACCTTAAAATTTCTGAAATCTTTTATTCGCTTCAGGGCGAAGGCGCAAGGTCTGGAACTCCGACCATCTTTATCCGGCTTCAGGGATGCAAGGCAAAAAATGCGTGCTTTGCATCTGGAATTAAATGCGATACTGAATTCGAATCAGGCAGGGATTATTCAGTTTCTGAACTACTAATTAAAATTCAGGATATTGCCCCGAATTGCAATGAAATTACTTGGACTGGTGGCGAACCTTTTGACCAATTATCTGAAGAAATCATTCAATACTTTAAAGGGGTTGGATATTATCAGGCGGTTGAAACCTCTGGTCTGCATCCTGCTATTTCTGGAATCGATTTCGTTTGCGTTAGTCCGAAAGTTGCTGAACATATAATTAAAAAGAATTTTCCTGAAGGGGTTGATGAATTGCGATATGTCCGGCATTCTGGGCAAGAAATTCCGATGCCATCAATTATCGCGAAGCATTATTGGATTAGTCCGCACTCTGATGGATTTACCATCAATCAGACCAACCTAAAACATTGCATTGAACTTTGTCTAAAAAACCCAGATTGGAAATTATCAGTTCAGCAGCATAAACTATGGAATATACTTTAAACTCCCCTGAATTTCATTTTCGGGAAATCCTGAAGGCTCTGGGCGAAAATCCTAACCGTGAAGGATTAGCGGATACCCCGAAACGGTATATTAAATTCCTTCGTGAATTTTTAGAACCAAAGGAATTCAATTTTACGACCTTTGATTCTGAAGGCGCGGATGAAATGATAGTCCAGACCGGAATTCCATTTTACTCTTTATGCGAGCATCATATTGCTCCCTTTTTCGGGGTGGCTTCGGTAGCATATATTCCAAACGATAAAATAGTCGGACTTTCAAAACTTGCCAGAACGGTCGATTTATATGCGAATCGATTTCAGAATCAGGAAAGGATTACAACCCAGATTGCCGAAAGGATTCAGAAGGAATTAAACCCAAAAGGGGTCGGTGTCCATCTGAAGGCGCAGCATCTTTGTATGTGTATGCGTGGGGTAAAAAAGCACGATACTTGGACTATAACGAGCAAATTGCTTGGAAACTTTAAATCCGATGAAAAGGTTCGGTCGGAATTCCTTCGATTCATCTGATTAAAAAAAGTACAAAAAAAATTTGTAATTAAGAAATTCTACCTATTTTTAGGTGTAAATCTAATTCGTATGAAAGAAATCAAATTTAAAACCCTGAATCAGTTCGTTGTAGAATATTATCAATCTGGAAAGTTCATCGGTTCAGAGTATTACGAGGGCGAAGTAGAAGCATCCGAAGTAGGGTATTCCAATGCTACTTTTGTCAAAGAAGGAAAAAAGAAATTTAAACGTATTTTTACCGCATCCGAATCTGCTCCATTTAAAATTGTTAAGTATAATTTGCAGGGGCGGATGATGAAGTAAAGGATAACCAGAATCAGGGAAATATCAGGGATATGTACGGAGTTCCACCAGACCATAGCAAATTCAAAAAGGGGCAGACCGGAAACCCAAAAGGAAGACCCAAAAAGATTCCAGAATTAAAGGAACTTCTGGCTAATGTATTGGGCGATGAAAAGGATGGCAAGACCGCTGCTGAAGCGATTCTGATGGGTTTGAGGGCAAAAGCCATTCGGGGCGATGTAAGAGCCGCAGAACTGCTATTAGACCGCGCCTATGGTAAAGTAAAGCAGGATGTCGAAATGGCAATGAACCTGACCGAAGTAATTATGCCAAAACCGCCAAAGGATTTTGAATAATGAAGGATGCCGAAAATCGATTTAAGCAACAAAGAACTTTGGCAAAAGAAATACCTGCGGGCGGTTACTGCTCCGAAAACATATAATATTCTTTACGGTGGCGCGGGGTCTGGAAAAAGCCAGACAATGATTCAGTTATTTTTATCTGAAATCTGTAACCTGAAGGAAAATAAAAACATTACCCTTTTTGTAATTAGGAAAGTTGCGAATACCCTTCGTAACTCGGTCTTTGCCGACTTTAAAAATAAAATTGCTGATTGGGGTCTGGAATCATTTGCTACCATAAAAACCGGCTATCTGGAAATCCATTCAGGGAGCAATAAAATTGTCTTTCTTGGATGCGATGACCCTGAAAAATTGAAATCATTAAGTCAGGCAAAAAGCATCTGGATTGAAGAAGCAACAGAACTATCCATCGATGACTTTACCCAGATAACCCTGCGACTTCGGGGTAAATCATCCCAACCAAAACGATTTTACCTAACCTTTAATCCGGTCAGCGATTCGCATTGGATTAAGCAACGATTCTTCGATAAAGTTCCAGAAAAAGAAAAGGATGCGGTATTAACCCTTCACGGAACTTATTTGGATGCTCTGGACTTCTTGGATGCCGAATACCCGAAGCGTATGGAAGCATTGAAGGAAGTTAATAAAACCTACTATGAGGTCTATGCGCTTGGTCAATGGGGTATTTGGGACAAAGAAAGCATTTTCGCAAATACCTTTGATTCATCCCTTCATTCAATCGATGCAAATATTAAGGCTCTGGAATCATTGCCCCTTTATTTATCCTTTGACTTCAATGTTACGAATACTTGCGTAATTAGTCAATATCAGAAGAATTCAAACGATTCTGAAAACTATGCGACTATAAATGTTTTGCGAATATATCGGGTCGGGGATTTGGGGTCTTTATGCCAAACAATTAAGGCGGAGTACCCGAATTTTGTTTACATAATTAATGGCGATGCTTCTGGCGGGAATCGGTCTGCCTTCACGCAGGATAATATAAATGCCTACCAGATGATAGTTAATTATTTATCCATTAATGAACTCCAGATTCAAGTTCCAAAGGCAAACCCTTCGCATATCGCAAGCAGATTGGTTACCATCTTATTTTTCCAGAAATGCCTTGTCAGAATCAGCAGACCAAATTGTGAAATTTTAATTAATGATTTAAAGGAAGCAAAAGTTGACCGAAAGGGAAGTCTGGATGCTTGGAAAAAAGAAAATCCTGATAAGTCGCACGCGTTGGATGCTTTCCGGTATTTTATTTATTCTAACTTTGCCGAAATAACAATCAACTATAATCTGGAAAAATTTAATGGAAAGATGCTGCACTAATCCTTATTCAGATTGCGGAAGTTTGCCATCCTGCTTTGATAATTTGGCAATTAGAATTCCATCATCATACATTGCCCCGACCATCGGATTAAAATTTACGAAGAAAGGGATGACTAATATTACCGCTAAAACGACTTTAGAAGTCGTTGATGGATGGGTTCTTCTGGATTTGGAGGCATTGCCTGATAAATACCTAAATGCTTTTTCTGGAGTTTATGAAATGGAATTTCTTTTGCTTAATGGCGATGGTTTTAATCTTCCATTTATTGCGAAAGATGGTCAGAGTTATGAAAGGGCATCTTTCCAGATTGAGTTTTCAACTTCCGCAACTGATACCGTTCAATTAAATGTAATCGATAATGCAATTTACCCTTAAAACCGATGGAATTACTTCAAGATGCGGTCGTCGCGGGTGCAAGGTCGTGGAACTTCCTTCTGATGCTTTGCCAAACCCTATTCGTGGCAATAATGAGCGCGGGGTTATCCATTTTTATCGATTATTTAATCGAAGAACACCCGATTGGAAAGTGGTACGGTGGGATATTGATGAACCTGCCGACCTATTTAGCAAAGCCGTTGGGTGATTGCATCTTTTGCTTCGGATTCTGGATTTACTTCATCATTTCTTTTTTCTTAATTAATATTCCTTTCGTTTTATGTTTAATTGGTTCAGGCGCAAATCATCTGGCAATTCTTTATCTGCTGAATCGCAGCAGGAATTGGACAAAGAATCTTTAATTAATAATGATGAAAAATTAACTCCGGTTTATATGGGAGTTTGCCCACCCGAAAGATGGGATTCAATCGAATACGCGTTTACTTCAGGGGGCATTAATTATTTCCGATTTAATTCTGAAGTTAATATACCCTTCCAGAGAGCAGTTGCGGCAAGGGAAATCCTGACCGAAGAACTTTGGCAAATATCCCCTGCGGTATTAAAAGGATGGACTGAAAGTTTAATTGGGGTAATAACGGATGAAAAGAAGAAGCCAGAAAAAAAGATTTATGAACTTGCTATTCTGGCGCATCGATTGAAAGAACAAATGGACTTATCCTTCAGCCTGACCAGACAACTCAAATTAGCAACGGTTATTTATTTCGATGAAAGGGAAAATCCGCTTGATTATCAATACCCATACAATAAAGAAAAACTTGAACATTGGATTAAGCATAACGATGTAGAAGGTTTTTTTTTGAATCTGCCGGAATATCTATTAATGCCATCTGGTCCAGAATTAACGAAGAATTTTCCGACCTATTTACAAGCGGAAAGTCAAAACCTTCAAAACCTGATGAAGCATATTATTTCCAGTATGCCATCCGACAATTCAAGCAACGCTTTGAAGATGGACTTGCTTTCGCAGATGGAAATCTTGAATACTATAAATTCTTGGTCGAAAGACCCGTCTACGAATATTATTTAGCATATTCTGCTTTCGTTAAGGAAAAGCGAAAGGAGCGACAGAAACAAGCAGGAAAGGCTAATTAATTTTTATTTAGTTTTGTCAAAACGACAAGACTATGGCTAATGATATTCGGATAAAGTATTCGATTGATACCGATGATATTTCGAAGGCACAAGCCGCTTTTGATAAATTAACTCAGGAAGAACAAGATTCGCTTAATAAGTTAAAGCAACTTAATGAATCCCTGAATGATACCGGTGATGAAGCAAAAGAGGCAGCAAAGAAATTAAAAGAATTAGGCGCTTCTGATTCGCTTAATTCATTAAAAAATAAAGCCGATAAACTTCGTGCGGAAATATCTAAGTTAAGTCCTGCCACCGATGAATTTAAGCGAAAGGCAAAAGAATTAAAGTCAGTTGAAAAAGACCTTGCCGGAGTTCAGAAAGCGGCATCTGGCGCGGGTGGCGGACTTCAGGGATTAATCGGTAAACTTGGTCCGATTGGTCCGGCTATTGCAGGGGCATTTTCCATTGGGGCGGTGGTTGCTTTTGGAAAAGCGGCTTTGGATGTTACCGGTCGCTTTCAATCATTAGAAGCGGTTTTACGAAATACCCTTGGTTCTGATTCGGCAGCGCAGGGCGCTTTAGTTCGAATTAAAGAAATCGCTGCTTCAACCCCTTTTTCAGTTGAAGAATTAACCCAATCTTTTGTAAAACTTGCCAATCAGGGATTCAAACCCACAAACGAACAAATCATTGCTCTGGGTGATTTGGCATCTTCGACCGGAAAATCATTTGACCAATTAGCGGAAGCATTAATTGATGCGCAGGTCGGGGAATTTGAACGATTGAAGGAATTCGGAATCAGGGCAAATAAAATGGGCGACCAAGTAAAATTTACTTTCAAAGGGGTCGAAACAACCGTTAGAAATACAAGTTCAGCGATTCAGGATTATATTGTTTCGCTTGGTGGGGTTGAAGGGGTTGCCGGAGCAATGGCGGGTCAATCCGCAACTCTGGAAGGCTCAATTAGTAATCTGGGCGATGCTTGGGATTCTTTCCTGCTTTCAATCGGGGAAAGCCTTGGTCCTTACTATCAAAAGGCAATTAAAGTTACCGCTGAATTTCTTGGTAAATTGAAAGAACTATTTCAAACCGAAGATTCAAAACTGAATGAAATGCGCGGAAAGGCTTACAACGATTATACGAAAAAATATGAAAAGGCTTCCGAAAAAGCATTAGTTAATCTGGAAGAAAATAGTGCCAGAGAAATTGAAATTCAGAAAAAGAAAGTCGATAAACTGGCAAAAGATAATTGGGAAGTACAGAAAAAAATAAATGATGCAGCCGAAGCAGCAGGAAATCAGGCGGGTCTTTTAAAATCAAAGCGGGATGATACCCAAGCAGCGGCAGCATTAAATAAGGAAAAAAGAAGGCTTAAAGATTTGGAAGCCTTAAATGCCGCGGCTCACGATATGGTATTAAAAAGGGTCGATGAAAGGAAAAAGAAGGAAGAAGATGACCAAAAGGCAAAAGATGCTGCTGCTGCCAAAGCAAAAATTAATGCTGCTAACGCGGAAAAAGCAGCAAGGGAAAATGAAGCAAGATTAAATAAAGAATATGCTGATGCCGTAAAACAAATCGAACTTCAAAAACAGATTG